CTACGGACGCTCGTATGTCGAGCAGTACCTCGGCGACCTCATCTCGCTTGAGAGCCTGTCCAAGAGCATCGTGGAGGCGGCTGCGGCTGCGTCCAAGGTCCTCTTCCTCGTCAACCCAACCGGAACCACGCGGGCCAAGGTCCTCGCTCAGGCCCCCAACGGGGCGATCCGAGAAGGCATGGCTTCCGATGTCTCGGTGCTTCAGGTGAACAAGGGTCAGGACCTTCAGGTGGCCCTCACCACGGCGCAGGGGATCTCAGACCGCCTGAGCTACGCCTTCCTGCTGACCGAGGCGACCATCCGCAACGCGGAGCGTGTGACCGCCGAGGAGGTCCGTCTGGTCACCCAGAGCATCGAGCGCCAGCTGGGAGGCATCTACTCCATCCTCTCGCAGGAGTTCCAGCTTCCTCTCGTCGGCCGCATCATCGACCGCCTGACCAAGACCAAGAAGATGCCGAAGCTCCCCAAGGACTTCGTCACGCCTACCATCGTCACGGGCATCGATGCCCTTGGCCGTGGAAACGACCTCAACCGACTGGACATCTACCTTCAGGGGATCGGTCAGATCCTCGGTCCTCAGATGATCCAGCAGTACATCGATGTTCGGGAGTACCTGAACCGCCGCGCTGCCGCACTTGGCATCGAGACGGCAGGACTCATCAAGAGCGAGGAGCAGCTGGCAATCGAGCAGCAGCAAGCGATGCAGTCGCAGCTCCTAGCAAACCACGGTAACGCAGCCATCCAGAGCGGTGGCAAGCTGCTCGAAGCAAACATGAAGAACCAAGCATGAGCAACCATCAGTCGATCACGATCAACAAGGAACTTCCCCCCGACACGGCCATGGAACAGGCGATTCAGGAGGCCAACAGCCAGCCCGTGGACACTCCCGCACCCGAGGAGCGTCCCGGCTGGCTTCCTGAGAAGTTCAAGTCGGCGGAGGATCTTGCCAAGGCGTACTCGGAGCTTGAGAAGCGTTTCTCGACTCCTGCCGAGAAGCCCAAGGCCGAAGAGGCCCCCAAGACTGGAACGAACTTCGAGGGCTACGCCAAGGAGTACGCCGAGACCGGAGAGCTTTCTCCCGAGAGCATCGCGCAGCTGGCCGCTTCTGGAATCCCGGAGTCGGTTGTCCGGAATTACATCGAGGGCCTCGGTGCGCTTTCGGAGCGCCAGTCTCAGCAGATCTACAGCATCGTGGGAGGCGAGGCCCAGTACGGCTCCATGATGGAGTGGGCTTCGGACAACCTCAGCGACAGCGAGATCGAAGCCTTCAACGACATCATGGAGCAGGGCAACCAAGCGGCCATGCAGATGGCTGTCCGTGGTCTTCAGGCCCGCTACACGCAGACCGTTGGGCAGCCCTCCCGACTGATTCAGGGCGAGACCACTGGTCCCACCAGCGGGGCCTTCCGCTCCATCGCGGAGCTGACGGAGGCCATGAAGGATCCCCGCTACCAGAAGGATCCCGCGTACCGCCGTGATGTCGAGAACCGTCTTCGCACCAGCAACATCCTCGGAGTTAAGTAAATGATCCAGTGGCTCAAGGACAACCCCAAGCTTGTCATCATGGTCTCAATCACCGCAACAATCGCCGCAATCCTCTTCACCGCGCAGGGGTGCAACCTCGCTTCGATGGTCGAGGTCGATGTTCCGCCCTATGTGAAGACGGCGGTGGCAGAGAGCCCTGAGGACATGGACAAGACCTACACGCTTGACGACATGCCTGTTCTGGTCGATCAGTGGACTCATTATGTCGAGAGCAACGACCGTCGTCTCAAGGCAGCCATCGAGGACGCCGAGGAGCGGTATGTGATGATCGGCAGCCTTCTCGATGTTGGCTACGACTTCGGAAGCCAAGTCGCTGGCACTGTTCCCGGCGGCGCACTGATCCTCACTGGTCTCTCCTTGTTCACTGGCATCCTGATGAAGCGTCCCGGCGAGGACAAGCGGGTGGCCAAGGAGAAGGAAGACTCGTACAACGCTGGCCTGAAGAAGGCCCGTGAAATGCTGGCTTCCACCACGAAGAATGAATCTAAGGAAGTTTCGCCTTCTTGACGGGCGGGACGGGTAGCGAGTTGTGGCCTCATGCGTGAGACAACCTCAAGAGTAGCTCCTACTGGTCAAGGATCTTTCACGCACTCTCTTTCTTTCGAGTAACAACACATGGCAATCCAGACTTCCCCCTCCCGTATCGGCCAGAACCAGCTTGCTGGTGATGTCGACGCGCTCTTCCTGAAGGTCTTCTCTGGTGAGATCATCACCACCTTCGAGGAAGCCAACCTGATGATGCCCCTGCATCGTGTCCGCACGATCTCCAGCGGCAAGTCGGCGCAGTTCCCCGTCACTGGCGTTGCTTCGGCCCAGTACCACACCCCCGGCGAGTCGATCCTCTCCACTGGTGGCACGACTGGCTACGGCAACACCACGACGGGCTCGACCGCAGCTATGACCGTGGCGTTCGACGGCGGTTCGGCCAAGTACGGCACGAAGTTCGCCCACAGCGAGAAGACCATCATCATCGACGATGTCCTCCTCGCCTCGACCTTCGTGGCCGACATCGACGAGATGAAGAACCACTACGATGTGCGTTCTGTCTACTCGCGCGAGATCGGCCGCGCTCTGGCGTACACGGCTGACAAGAACCTCATCCGCACGGTCATCGCGGGCGCTCGTCGCGCGACTGATCGCTTCGGCGGGACTAACAGCCTGTACCTCGGTTCCCAGATCGACATCAGCAACCAGACGCCTACCGTCGCCTCGGAGGAGCTGATCGCTGCGATCTTCAACGCCGCCCAGCTCATGGACGAGAAGAATGTCCCCATGGACGGCCGTTACTGCATCCTTCCCCCTGCCGAGTACTACAAGCTCGTCAACGGCGACGGTGCGAAGATCGCCATCAACAAGGACTACGGCGGCAACGGTAGCCTCGCCAAGGGTCAGGTGATTGAGATCGCGGGCATCCGCATCCTCAAGTCGAACCACATCCCTCAGGTCTCGGAAACCAGCGCGACCAATGTCCACACTTCGACTGGCGTGAAGAACGATGTCTTCAACACCAACAACACGGGTTACGGTGGCGTCGACTTCAGCGTCACCAAGGGCATCGTCTTCCAGACGGAGGCTGTCGGCACGGTCAAGCTGATGGACCTCGCGGTCGAGACGGACTACATCGTCGAGCGTCAGGGAACCCTCATGCTTGCGAAGTACGCCATGGGCCACGATGTCCTCCGCGAGGAGTGCTGCTTCGAGCTCATCGCCTGAGCCATCCAGCCGAAAGGCTGAACACACAACCTAAGGGTGGTGGGTTCCTCTGGAGCCCACCACCTATTTCTTGAGGTCCACATGCTCACAAAGACCACGAAGCTTCAGGCCATCAACACCATGTTGTCCGCCATCGGAGAACCTCCGATCAACACCCTCAGCTCTCAGAGGGCGGACAGCAGCATCGCGGAGCAGATCCTCGACGAGGTGTCCCGTGAGATCCAGTCCTACGGCTGGCACTTCAACATCGAGGTGAATGTCACGGTTGCCCCCGATTCCAACGGGTACATCGACATGCCTGAGAATGTGGTCCGCGTGGACACCGATCCAGACAGGTACTACAACCTCGACATCATCCTGAAGGGAAACAGGCTGTACGACAGGATCACCAACAGCTCCGTCTTCAGTGGGTCGTTCGTGGTGAACCGCGTGGTGATGTTCGACTTCGAGGAGCTGCCTGAGCCAGCCCGAAGGTACATAATGATCCGAGCGGCCCGGATCTTCGGCGACCGAATGATCGGCTCCGAGAAGCACCACATGTTCAACGGTCAGGACGAGATGATGGCTCTGGCGAAGATGCGGGAGTACGAGAACGACACCGCAGACCACAGCATCTTCGACTCCTACTCGGTGGCCAGCATCGTCAACCGCAACGCCTCGTACAGGACCTACTGATGCCCCTGCTGACGCAGTCGATCCCGAACCTCATCGGAGGAGTGAGCCAGCAAGCTCCCGCCATCCGCAATGTGAACCAGTGCGAGGAGATGATCAACTGCTTCCCGAGCGCGATCGAAGGGCTTGTGAAGCGGCCTCCGTCGACTCCGTTGTTCGTGATGCGGAACAGCAGCGATGTCATCTACACCAACAAGGGGCAACTGAGCATCTCGCCCCATGCGATCTACCGGGACGCCAACGAGAAGTACTTCTGCATGGCTGTCC